TTGAAATTGTGCATACTCGATAGCGGGTCCAGCGTCGTCAGCTCCTACGACAGTTATTGCACCAAGAGGCTTTGGTAAGAAAATACAGTCGTCTTTACCTAAAGTGCATATACTTGTACTCCCAACTTTTATAGTAACTGTTTTTACATTCGCTGTCGCATCGTCAATATTGCCCGTTTTAGTAGCGTCATAATTTTTACCAGTATGTCTAATCCACACTCCATCATCTCCATTAGCAGCCACTGCGGGGGGCGATGTAGACTTTCCCTGTACATGAGAATGAGTACCAGCACTCCATACGGAACCTACTAATGTACTATCCCAAGATAAAGATGAATTACCACCACCTAAACTTCTTCCAATATCGGCTTCAACCGCCTCAGGTGTAGTCCCTTCTAAGGCACTTCCCTGTTGGACTGGTGAAACACTTACTGCGTAATCTAATCTTCCTGCCATATCATTTCCTTTTATTTAACTGCATAAGAAGTGCTTTGGACAATATGTTGCTTCTTCTTGTTGCTATTGTTGTCCGAAACCTTCTTATGAAAATTTCTTAAGTAATATTCCTTTTGGTCTAAATTGCCATCTCGTTCTGCTATCATAGCTCTAATATAATCAACAATTGCTAAAGACAATATTCTGTTTAAATTAACGTGGGTTAATTCATTAGGTGAAGTTACCTCTGTTAAGCTTGAATATGCAGTGCTTTCAGGGTCTTCTTCCACAAAGGGTTTGACAAGAGCAGTATATTCTACTCTTATGCCATTTGTAATTGTTTCGTCTGGATAGGCAATGCCACTTGTAGCAGATGAGCCTGGCACTACCATCTTATATCCATCTAGAGTATCTATTACGCCATCTATCCCAGTAGTTATTCTATATATTTCAATAATTTTACCTTGATGATAATATGCAAACGTCTTATTTGTTCTATAACTCATTATGGGTTTGTATCTTCCGTTACATTTGGTCTACTAGACAATCTCTTAATCTTTTTATACTTATTATCGTCACTTGTATCTAATATACTAATGCTCTCAAGAGCAATCATATCAGTTGGTAAGTAATACTCTCTAGTATTTTTAGTTAAATTTTGTTTTTGATTTTTAGTTACAACCTCAGTGGATGATTGAATTTGCATTATTGCATCTTTAACAAATGCAGTAATCAATTTCGTGTCTCTTACATTGGCTCGTTCCATAAGTTCTAATAAAGTCATTATGTAGATGCTCCTTGCTCTGCTCTTTGACCAGATTGCTTCTCTTCTGGAGCTGCGACCGCCCCAGTGATTGCACTTAGTTCATTAACTGCTCTTTGATAAAACATAGAACTTGTTTGAATTGATTGTTGGCTCTTAGCCGTGTAAACTTGTGCCCCCTGAAGTCTTGTCCCTGCTTCTTGCAAATAAGCACTCGCCTCACCTGTCTCTGCTTGGAATCTTGCACTTTTACCAGCTACTAAAGCACTATACTTTTGTATATCTAAAGTAAATTGTTGTTGTTGTTTTTGCATCTCAGTAGATACTTTTTGTAATTCAGCTTGGTATTTAGCAACCTCACTACTTACTCTTTGACCTTCTTTAGCGACTTCAGCTTGATATTTTTGCAACTCTGAGCTAAAGTCTTGTATTGCTTTGTTTATACTTGCCTGCCATTTAGCAACTTCAGTCTCAACTCTTGTCTTTTCTTTAGCAAGTTCTGTATTATATATAGAAACATCAACACCAGCTCTACTTGCTTCTTTTTGGACTTCTTGTTGATATTTAGAAATATCAGCTTGATACTTTTGGACTGCTTTTTCAACATCCCTTTGATATCTAGAGAGAGAAGTTTGCACTCTACCAGATTCTTTTTGAACCTCTGCATTATACTTATCTAATCCCGACTTAACTCTTTCCCCTTCTTTTGATACCTTCTGAGAAAATTTTTCTAATTCTCCTCTAAATCTATTTTGTTCCTTTTGAACATCAGCTTGATATTTAGTAATATCACTTTGATATTTATTTGTGCGTTGACCTGCCTCAGCACTAAACTTTTCTAATTTATTTCTTTCTTTAGTAAGTTCTTGTTGAGCTCTTTCAATCTCTGTTCTAGCAACAGTACTAGTAGCAGTAACCATTTCAGCGTCTTCATCATTTAACCATCCTTGAGCATTTACAGTTACTTCACCACCATCTATTAAATTTTTAGCTTTAGATAAAGCGTCATCAATATTAGAATTATTCATAGTATGGGTTAATTCTGTCATTGAACCTATAGTAGAGATAGGGGTGTAGTGTGGTAAATCTGATGCATCAACTGAGAAGTCACTTGGAAGAGAAGTCGTAATACTCATATCAGTTGGTAAAGCCCCTATTGAATCCATAGTAGGTATATCAAGAGTAATTCCAAAACCACTTGGGAGTGCTCTTGCTATTTGAACGCCAGATGGGAGACTATCTGTAAAAGAAAAAGTTGGTAGCCCAGTAGACACTACTATACCATTTGGGAGAGCAGTTGTCATACTAAAAGTCAATGTTCCACTTGGCTCTGCTGGTAATGGTTCAAAAGTAGGCAAAGCATTACTATAATTTGTTAAAACAGTTCCTACAACCTTATCTACTTCCGTTTTGCATAAATCTCTATAAGTAGATGCTAATCTAAAAAAGTCAAGAGAAGCAGCATAAAAAATTACTATATTTTCATACTCTGTCAATATCCAACTATCTGTATTTTCATCAATAATTGGAGGAGCTGAATAAACTATAACTCCTTTGTCGCCTGCTTTAGCCGCTATATTTGTAGAACTACCCCCTAAAGGAGTATATGTTTTTTGAGACGCAGTGGCATTATAATCAGGGTCTGGTTTAATAAAAATCTTCCCTGATAATTTATAAAATTTTGGAAACATCTCAGTTGCACTAAGCAAACTTGATGCTTCATCGAATATATGAATATTTTTGTCAGGAGCCTCTGCGCATATACGTTTTTTACCTCTATAATAATCAATTGCATCGTCACCTGAGCCAATAGTTGATGTAGTTGCCCCATCGTAACGATAAACTGCTAATATTTTATCGTATGCAATAGCAGAGCCCTGACCTAAAGACTCATGATTGTTAGTATCAGTAGAATCCCAACCATTTACTTCAGTTTCAGATGCTATTGTCCATAAAAACTTTTCAGGCAAAGATGATAGTAAAAACTTTGAACCTGCATTTATATAGGGAACTAAATATCTAGACTTACTATCATTCCCTGTGATATTATTTACTTTTTCCCAAATTTTCATTCAATACCTTATAATCTGAGGGGGGAAATACATCCCCCCACATTATTGATTATTGAGTTAGACTGCTTTAACAACTATAACTGATGCAGTCGAAGAACCTAAGTCCACCGCACTGCCAGTATTGTTAGCAAGTACACAAGTAACTGTGTCGGCAGCAGTAACTTGAGCATCCAGAACCATGTCCTGAATGTCAACGCTAAGACTAGCCATAACAAAGTCACCAAGTTCAGCACCTGCGACAGTTATACCTGTAGCTTGTTCATCTCCATCACTGATTGAAGACGGGTCCCAGGTAGCACTACCTGTTAAAACGTCAGTAAATCTGTTGATAGATGAATCGTCTTTATTTTGTCCATACATTGGATTAGCCATTATTCATTACTCCTTAAGTTGTCCAGACAGCGTGGGCTTCGGGCATATGTATCTCGAGACCAGCTTCTGTTTGGATTAAGTCGACTCTACGGTCAACGCCACTATTTTCAAGAGTTTGAACACCAACGTATACTGAAGTATCACGATTTTGACCGTTACCAACTAGAGGTCGGTAAGCAGTGTATCTCATATTGATACCAAGTAAGGCAATGTTAGTTCCATCGAGGTGAATATTACGAGCAACATTCATATCTCCATAAGGAGTTGAGATTACACTAATATCAACACCAAAGGCTTTCTTCTTGCCAATCATTGACATATCAGCACGAGCTAGTGAATTTCCTCCACCTGCAGTGGATTTAGTTGCACCATCTACATAAGGCTGAACTTGACCAAGGTTATTAGCAAAGTAACCGCTTAACTTATGTAGCCAGTTGTAAACAGCTGTGCTACAAAAGAAAACAGTTGCATTTGCATTGTTATAACGAGGGTCTAAGAAAGCACTCATATCATCAAGAAATGAATCTTGAGATTTGGTTGTGGTATCTAAACTAAATAAGTTTCCAAATCCAGTAATGTAGTTTACCACACCATCAGTATACCAAGCGTCATCTGAAGTTGAAGCAGTTCCATTAAATAATAATGATTGCTCAATATCATACTTATGCTCGATAAGTTTTTCCTTCCAAACTCTTGCCCATTCACTTGCATCATACTTAAGAACAGTTGCTCTTGCAGTATTATCCATAGCCATTGCAGTTTTCCAAATCTGGGTATTTCCATAACCAGTTTTGAAAGGTTGGTCTTTCCATGTTTCAGGATAGCCACTGCCTTGTTCGTGAGCAGTCCCAATTACATAAGTCCTTTTTGGAGCTAATGATTCTTGGGATGTAGCACCTTTGCCTTTATCGGCAGAGTGAGCATAGGTATGCTCTAGGTTTGTAGGTGTTTTAATCATAGCACCAGTTAACAACTTCATATATTGTTGAGCACCTGAGCTTGCAGCATCTGCAACCGCATCTACTCTAAATACAGCATATCCATCGGAAGATGCACTTCCAGCTGAGCTGTGAGTTGGTATTTTGATTAATTGACCAGGCATAAAGTATTCAGGCTTTGTGCCGTCTGAACCAATTTCAATTGCAGTTTGTCCATATACAGAGCCTTCATTCCCTGCAGACTTGTAATCACCAGCAATCACTACTTTGGTTGTATTTGCAGTAAGGGGTGTGCCAGCTGACACTGCTCCTGAATCTGCGGCTCCATAAGCATATCCAAAACGCTTATGAAAAGAAGGTCGTCTCTCAGTAAATTTAAACTGAGGGTCGTCACATGGTTTCTTAGATAGTTTTGAAACTAAACGGAAGAAAGGGTCTTGAGCTATTGCGAGTTCAGATACCCTACTTCCGAAGTTATACTTCCGTCTAAGGTCACCAGTCGAAAGACTACTATTATCGTCAGCAACTCCTAAGTTGCTTAGATTAAATAAATCAGCCATTTGACTTATCTCCTATTCTATTTAGGGTTTAGCAGATGGCTAATAGTCTAATTCATTTAGCTATTAACCAAATGCGTTTTCTAGTTCCTTGTCAATCCCCAATATAGAGTCAAAAATTTGAGCTTCTTCAGAAGTTTCAACCTTTGCTGAGCCTTGAGTCGCCAATGATTTAGGTCTTTGCTGAGTCTTTTGAACTTGTGCAACTGCCTTTTCACTAGCAGATTTGGCAATCTTATTATCTCTTAAACCACGATTCTTTAAATAATAAATATCGTCAAGAGACAATGATTGATTTTCTGCAAATTGTCTAAAGTCTTCCCATTCAGAGTCATCCATTTCATGCTTATTTCTAAAATCACCAATCTTCTTATCAAGACGAAATTCGTCTTTCTGTTTAGATAGCTCATTAGTTAGCCTTCTTTGGACAACACCATCAATAGTAGCATTTAAAACCTTTGCGGAATCACTACCTGGATTACCAACAGCCTCATCAGGGTCAAAAATAAAATCATCACCAAGCTTCATTTTTTCCACCATACTTTGTGGGGTTTGACCACCACCCTCAAAATAGCCTCTCACATGAGATACTAATTCGGGGTCTTTGCGCATTTCGTCAAGTATTGGCATATAAGGTTCAAGTTCTTGTAAACGAGTATTAAGTCGTTTGCCTTCTGCACTTGAATCTGAATACCTCTTTTTAAGAGTCTCAACATCCTCTTGCTGAGCTTCATCCGCTGGAGCATTAACTTGCTCATCTGTTTGTGTATTATCACTTTGAGTATCGGCTGAAGTGTCATTTATCTCGCCATCAATTATACCACCATTGACTTCATTTTCTAAAGCACCAAAGAAGTCATTACTGGGGGTATCGTCAGAAATAAACCCTTCGGGGGCAGAGTTTACGTCAACCTCTGCGTTGCCTACTTGCGTTTGTTCCATATTTAAATAGCCTTTTTTAGTTGTTTAATTTATTCTTTTTCCTTCTCTTCATTTATGAGCTTCCTGTAAAACTTTTGTTGAGCTTCAGTCTCTAAAACGTCTTTCTTACTTTGCATAGAGCCTGAGTCAATATCATGTTTTATACCTGCTTGAACTAATTGCCTACTGAGAGTCTCCACTGTGCCTTTTTCATCTTTTACTTGTTCTTCTAATTGAGCAACTTGTTGTTGTAATTGAGAATATAGTGATTTTCTTTCAATAATATTCTCTTTTCCTCTGACATCTGTCTCTGCCAGCATGGCAATATCGTCAATAAGTCCAGCCTGATACCATCTAAAGTATTCCTCTAATAAAGCCCATCTATTAATAGGCATTGAGGCACCAGCTACGATTCTTATATCGAATCTAGCACTACCATAATCAGACCACTTATTTATTTCATCTCCATAATCATTATAGATTGGGATGTTAATTCTTGTTTCTTTTTCTGAATAGCCACCACCAGCATTTGGTTGAACTATTCTAAATACTTTATCAGCTTGATAATGAGATTGAGCTATTTCTTTAAATGTAATTCCAATATGCTCAAGAGCTGGTTCTAAAATACTACCCATCCATGCTTTAATTCTTCTTGTCCCAAATTCGTCATTTGCAAGTAATCCTCGATAGGTATCGGCTTGCTGTTGGGTAAATCCCATCATAGCACTTGGGATACCAGCTATATATTCCATATCTGCCTTACCTTCTTGAGTAATAGTATAAAAGGCATTATTGATAGCCGCTGGCAATACTGGAGTTGGAGGGTTAAAACCTTGTCTATATTTCAATAAAGCACCTGGGGCAGATGAATATTGTTCCCACTCATCCTCTGGGACAGAGCCCTCTTCGTAAAGCCATCTTAAATTAGAAGCCAAATTTGCATTATGAATCATAACTTGATGAGCTTTATTAATCTCTTGTTGTTTTCCTATCATTGGAGAAACAGCCGACATTGGAAATGGCGTTCCAGTATAAAGATATGGGATTGGAACAATTGGGTATTCTTTTATTGGAAGAATATATTCATATAAAGTAACATCAGAGCCAATGCTACAAGTAACCTTAATTCTTGTTTCATGATATTCGCTAGAACTAACAATAGTTTCAACAACATCTTTGTTCTCAATCAAAATATCATATTCTTCTTTACTTACTACTTTTTCTTCAACCCTATTTAATTCTTCTTGAGTTGCATACTCTAGTTCAGCCTTCTTTTGTTGAATAGAAGTAACTAGCTCTTCCTCAGCTTTCTTTATCTCTAACTCTGCTCTCTCTTGAATTATTTCACCAGCTTCTAAAGCATTTTGTATTTGAAGAATCTTTTCCTGAGTAGAAACCTTCATTTCATCTGAAAATTGGTCTAATTTCTTCTTAGATATTTCCTTAACTCCATCAATGGCTTCTTTATTTGGGTGAATCCTTACACTTAAATTGACATAAGGAACTCTAATTTTTTCATAGCACTCAAAATATGCGAGAATATCATCTTTATCCCCCTCTGGAGAAACTGATGTAGTAATATCTTCAGGAATTATAGCATCTGCAGCTCCCCTATCAGATTGAGAGTAAGCATTTGTTCCACCTTGTTCACTTGCTTTAGCAATTTTTCTAGAGTACTCTGGAAACATAGTTTTTAATTGTTCTCTAGCTAAAGTTTTCCTTACAATAATAAATGATGCATCCCGAAGTAGAAAATCTCTACTCATTGGGTCTGGGTATACATCGTAAGGGTCAATCTTCTTAAAAATTACATCACCTTTACCATTGTCTAAATCTTGGTCAATATCTACAAAGAAATAACCTATACCTTTTGTTAAAGAGTCTAAAATAACACTACCATAAACTGCTTTTCCATTAGACAAACTCCAACAATATTCAGATATATCGCTGTGCACTTGTGCAATAGCAGTGTCACTTCCTTCAACTGCAACAGCTTTCCACTTTGGGTTATTCGCTGTTACAAAGTATTTCATTGTTTCTATAATAGGAGTAATTCGATTAATCTGAAATGTTGGCATCCCAGATTCTTCTAAAGTCTCCTTTTCGTCTTGAGTTAATTGTTCATTGAGATAGAAATCATACCCAACTTGACTATCGGATTGCCACTTAACCCTCTCATGAGAATTAGAAGAGTTCCACATTTGGTATATTCGTTCTGATTTTTTAGTTCTTGCCATTTATCTATTCCCATATGGATTATCTTTAAAATCTACGAACAAATTACCTTCTTCATCTCTCCTTAAAAACCGTCTACGACCAATACCTTTTTCATCAAGACTTTGAAGATATGAATCATGAAGTTTTGGATATAAATCCGAATGAGCTTCGTACTCTAAAGATTTAGGTCTTTTGTACCCTGCTAGCCAAGCACTTAAATCGTAAAATGCTTTAGAAAATTTACCACCTAATTTCCCTTGTCTTTCATCTCGAACTTTATAAGATAAAGAGACTAAAGGTTGCCCAATGATTGCCCCTAAATTATGAAGAGGATTTTTTCTCTTTTGCCATCCAGGCGTATTTTCTTTCTGTTGCTTTGCATGAGCAATTTCATGCAATATCGTATTTTCTAAATCACTGTATGGTAACGTTCTTCCTATATAATCCCCTTCTTCATACTCTCCTCCATCTTCTAGCCATCCCTTCCCTTGTTCATTCTCTCGTCTTACCTCTCTGTATAAATCTTTCTCTTCTTCATCATCAACGGTTCCATATCTCGTCCATCCTGCTTTTCCATACAATGATTGGTCATCGATAGAAATATTCTTGTTCGAATAATTCCAATGAGCTCTATCCCCTTCATGGACTTTAAGTCCCTCAACATCATATTCATCAGCTAAAGCCGATAAGGTATTTAGTCTTACATCCATATCCTCTTCACTATTACCCTTATTGTAATCGTAAGCATCTGTCTTCTTATCGTTTAAGCCTTGCATGAAAGTCCTTCTTTTTAAAAAAAGTTCTTTCATATCGCTTTTTAATTTTTTCTGGCGAGGAGGCATATCAACCGAAGGAAGACCTATTTTTGCTCTTCTTTTCTTTTCGTCATTTGGATGTGTAAAACCTTTATGCATTAATATTCATCAAGCTTACTTTTTGTAAACCTAGCTCCCTTATCTCTCATATCTTCATCTAATTTTTTTTGTTTAGCTTTTATCATTTCTGGAGAATCAGCGACCTTTGCTTTTTCTTTTACTTTAGCACTTCCCTTTTTAAGCTCTGACCTTCTTATGTCCCCACGAGTAGGAGTAGCTCTTGGAATATCAACATATCCACTAAGACCAAGTTCACTGTTTTTCTCATAAATCCAATTTTTCATCTTTATTTCATCGCCTTCAAATCTTATTCTGGCGTTCACAATGTCTTTATTGAGAGCCTGCATATCAACTCTTCCTGGATTTTGCACGACAAATTCATCTAGATTATCACGCCAAACACGAAAGACTTCATTTAATTTATTTACTTTTTTAATCTGCCTAGAAGGTTTTACCATCTTCTTTAAACCAGCTACAAGACCAAGACCAGGAATAGCTTGAGTTAATGAGAAAAGAGAGTTTTCTGTATCTCCCTCAAGAGCATACAACATAGAATTAGCTAAATCAGCAGGATTTCCAACTCCTGGCAACATACCAAGCATATCTAAACTAGTATGAAGATTTAATTCTGGTTTCCCCTTTGTCCTCATTCTTTTCCTATGCTCATCGGGGGTATATCCTCCACTAAACAATTCATATAAAGTAGGATTATTTTCCATATTTCTTCTTTTTCTTAGTCTTCTTAGGGGGTCTTCCCCTCTTTTTGCCGTACGTTCCCTTACCTTTGGGCATTTATGATACTAACCAACTTTTAGCTTTCTTTTTAGGCTTATACCACTCCCTAGTCTTCTTTTTTTGCTTCATATTAGGCGGAAAAGCGTGAAGAAGTGCATAAAACAGTGTCTCAATGGTGTCATCGTGAGCCATTCTTGGACCGAATGTAACAATTTCGTGTTCTAAATCAAACATATTTCCCCGTAAATGGACAGTTCCTGTACTAAAACGACCAGAAAGACCCGAATATATCTTATTTCGCTTCTCTCTGCCCCCTGGTTTCTCAGGAATAACGCTAATATCAAATTTATTTTCTATCCTTCTTCTCTCGTTTAGAGATTGAAAAACTGACCTATTCATAGCCACATCTTCTACTGTAGAACTAATACATTTATATTTTTGGTGTAATTCCATTATCCAATCAACTACCCCCTTCTTCCCTACTATTGTATCATTACCATCTCTACCAGCTACAGTGGGTATTGACCTGTGGCGTTCATATTCTAAAACATACACTTCGTTTTCAGGAGTAATAGCGACTGCCATAATAACCGAAAAATCAGAAGACTTAGTATTGATATCTGTTGCAGGGTCACAACCAACAAAACAATTGACTGGTATCTTCTCT